AATATCATTGTCTCCGAGGCGGTGGAGGATTTTGTTGACCCGGAAGCCGAAACGACTACCGAAGATTGAGTATGAATAATTCCGAGATACAAATACAGTTCCCGCAGCCTGGTCAATGGGATGAATTCATTTTGACGCCCATTTATCAGGATTCGGGAGGTTATAGACCTCCGGCCCGCTATACGCAGGACGAGATTCCGGCGGAGCAAGCTCCGGCCATGCAGGCGGTAGTGGCCGCGCTGGTGGGACTGGGAGAGGATTGGCAGGCGGTTCAGGTATGGGCGCGGCTGGATCATGTTCTTGCCAGTTGGCCTATTTCGGAGGATGGGCCATTTGAAATGGCGGAGGCCATATCATTGACTGTTGAGGCGGTTAATGAGCAAGGGGGACGCCGAATTTTCACCCCGGCCCAATACCAGGAGTTCACAATCAAGGATCCCGCCGCCGTGGCGTTTTTTAAGCATTTCACTACTAAATAATATGAGCACGAATAAAGAAAAAGTGAGTTGGCTGACTGGTCTCCTGACCGGTTGGGGTATTAAAGAGAGTTGGGCAAAAGTCATTGCCGGAGCTGTGATTGGGGCCCTGGTTGCCGCGGGGATTCTGACGCAACCCGGCTGCGGTCATTCCGTGGACGTGACACCGAACCGCACGGAGGTATGCAAGGACGGCTCCTGCCTCGTCATTGAGCAGGGGCATATCTCCTATTCACAGGCGCAACCCGAAACGGACGTTCCGCCCGTTGTCCAACCCCTGAAAAAGTGAGGCCATGACCGGTTCCTTTGTCAACGTGTCCTTGCTGGGGGCCAATGCCGTGTCCGTGCTTGCATCCGTCACGGCGGGCAACCCCTTTTTGGAGTACATTCAAAACGGGGCCAGCGTGGCCGCGGTCATGGGAATTTTTCTGTGGCGGGAAATGAAACGGGCGGAACGTTATGAGCGGCTCTATGATGACGAACGCAAAAAACGCATTGATGCGGAAAATAAGTGTTCCGGCTGTGAGTTCGTCCGCAAGGCGCATGAAGAATTCCTGGACAACAGGGACTAGCACCAACTGCAAAGTTTTTTACAAGTTCCAACCATTTAACAATTAAATAATTATATGATTATCAAGGAATATCAGGAATTCAAACCCGTCCAGCGGGCCCTGGGGCTGAAAACGGATGGTTTGCCGGGGCCTGAAACGCTTGCCGCCGTAGCTCTGAAATTGCGCTGCCATGAAATTTGGTCTGCGGTCCAGGCCGCCGTGAATGTGACGCCTGACGGCATCCCCGGCCCTGCCACGGCCCACGGCATTGCCGCCGCCCTGAACATTGCCTGCCCCCGGTCCTGGCCTTCCCAGGCAACCGTCAGGGCCGGCCTTTCCATTTTTGGCCGGAGCGGGGATGAAAGCAACCTTGTTTCTATTGTCCCCCCTTATCCTTTATATTATGAGGGGCGGCCCGTGAAAACGATCCGCGTGCATCAGGCGATTGCCCAGGACGTTCAGGCGGCCCTGGCGGAAGTCCTGGCCGCATATGGCCTGGACCGGATCCGCGCGCTTCACCTGGACCAGTATGGCGGATCCTACAATGACCGCAGCACAGCCACCGGCAAAAGCAAGAGCATGCACGCCTGGGGAATTGCCCTGGACTTTGACCCGGCCCGGAACAGTTATTCCTGCAAGGCCCCCCATGCCGGGCTTTCCCGTCCGGAGTGTGAAGAGTGGTGGCAGATTTGGGAAGCCCATGGAGCCGTTTCCCTGGGCCGTGAACGGAATTATGACTGGATGCACCTTCAGTTTGCCCGACTGTAAATGCCGGTGCTGTGAATACCGGAAAAAAGAAAGGCGCCCTCACAAACGGGGGCGCCTTTTTGTTATTTGGTTAAAACGGCTTCCGGATTCCGTTCCAGAATCTCCAGGAGTTTAGCGGCGGCTCCTGACGGGGTACGTTCACCGCTTTCCCATTTTTTCAGGGTAGATATGGAGGTTCCCAGGAGTGCGGCAAATTCTTTCTGGCCCATTTCCAGGTTTTGTCGCATTTTTGCAACCTTGTTTTTTGCAATCCAATTCCGCCGGGATCCCGGAACAACCACACGGATCCCCCTGGCGGGAAGATCATCCCCCAACGCGTCCAGTAAGGCTTCTTCCGCCTGATCCAGTTCGGCATTGACTTCTTCCACGGTTTGACCGCTTACGCAGGGATAAGGGGTAAGCTCCGGGAGTTTCCCCAGATATTTCCCGTCCTCGTCGGACCAGTAAATGATTCTCGTGTAGTGTGCTTTTGTTTTCATCATATGTTCTTTCTAATTTTTCTGTCAGGGATGAGAGTGGAGGAAGGGTTATTCACCCTTCCTTTGTTTTTTGGCTTGTTCTGTCAGGCGTTTCACGGCTTTTTCCTGGTAGTGGTCGGCATCGTCCCCCAGTTGTCCGCTAAGGACCCATGACAGGGAACCCAGCTTGAACACCCGGTGGGAGCCTTTACCGGGGAATTCTTTGAAACCCGCTTTCAGGAGGTCTTGCCTCAACTCTCGTTTCTTCCTTGGCATGAGTACAGATTAGTACATTGTGTCCCTTTTATCAAGAAAAAAAGAACACTATGTGAACTTTTTTTGTTTTCATCGTAAAAAAGGCCCCGACTGATGGAACCGCCGGGGCCGATTGTTTAGAAGGTGAACATGTGATGTTCGGCAATCAACGTCCTTACTATGGTCTTTTTACCGGATTTGTCAAGCAGGCGTTTTTTCTTTGCATCATCAAATTATCCAATCTTTCTTGAACTTTCCTCGAAGGGCTTTTGAGAACAATATTCCATAAGTCCAAATCTATCTCACGGTTAAACACATCCATTCCCGTATAACCAGAAAATATATATCCTCTTTCTAAAAAAGAAAAAATCTTCCTCTCGGAAAAATAATCTGAAAATCTCATTAATTGACATTGGGCACCTGAAAGACTAAAGAACACCAACTCGATATAATCCATTTTTTCTTTATCACTAAGGCATGTACTCTCGTAGGTTGTTTGTAGAATCTTATTTATAAAATACGTCCAAGAAGGTAATTCACCCAAAGCTGTCTTACAAATATTCAATAAAGAAATGGAAACTATAAAATTTTCATTCTCTTGGTCATTTTTCATAGAGGATTCAGCATATATATTAAGAATATTATTAAGACTGTCGAAGTAAGAATAAATCTTTTCAAAAGCATCAAGTCCTTGTAATTCCTGCTCCGGATCTCCTCCATCTTTTTGTATCTTTATCTGTGAGGCAAGTGAAAAAGAATGATTGAATAGTCTATAAAAATAATCATTAAAATTCTTCTTTTCAAAATTTATTTTTTCATTTTTAAATTCCTCATCTTGTCTTCGTATTTGATTTTGTTGTTGAAACAAGGCGCAAATGACACCAACGAAAGCTAGCCCAGCAAAAGTGGTGTTAAGTACACCAAATTGATCTCCAAATGATCCGGAATCAGCAGGAAAGTCTAATCCAGTAATTCTGGCTAAGATATGATTAAAGGATAATACTCCCCCTATAACAAATAATATTCCTCCAACGAAAATAATCCATATCCTAATATCTCCATTTTCTTTTCTAAATATATTCATATTTTCTTATATATACGAATAAAATATATAATTATATAAAATTATAATTAAAATAAAACAATCAATTCATTTTCAACATTTGTTGAGTAGCTTTCCGGAATGCCTTTTCCTCATTCTCATAAAGAAGGAATTTGAGGGCAGGTATTCTTTCTCCGTCCATTTCAACATGGCCGTTTGGAATCGCTTTTATTTTTAACAACGTGTCTTTTGTGATGCCCTTTTTCGGAATTCCTAAAACAATATATTTGACGCTTGTGTGTTCATGGACGCAATTTCCATCATAATAAGAATAAGGATGTACCAGGATTCCATTTTTATAAGTTCCATATACGGCCAGCTGATAATATTCAGAACGGTTTAATTCATTCAAGAAACCACGCAATTTTTCCTTTGTCTGTTCTTTTTCTGCAGCCTGTTTTTTCTTTTTTTCCAATGCTTTCTCTTTCAGAGCTTCCATCTTAGCCGTTTCCCTGGAAATCGTTTCCGGAGTGATGCCAAGCGCAGCCTGATGTTCCGGAGCCAGTTTTGATATAGGAATGCTTTTCGTTCCCTCGTCATGACTGATTTTTGCCGTCAGGCCGCCTTTATAAGAAACAGTAGCGTTCTTGTAAGTGTCATTACCGATAGTCAATGTTGGAATAGTCACATTTCCTGCAATGGCAGGAAGAGCCAAACAGGACGCTATCAGTACAGAAAACAGATCTTTTGTCATGCGTTCGTGATAGCATAATATGCCGTTTTCTGTCCAGAAATAACATTTTTCTGTGGTTTTTGGTTGCCAATAGAAAAGAAGACCGTTAATGAAAAATAGTTATGATTACGGTGACTTTGCCATTTGATGAAAATGATCCCATGTATGCGCGGAATTGCGGGAGCCGGAAAACGGATGTCTATTTATTTGAGATCGCCGGGTATGCGCTAGCCTGTGACATGGGCGGCGTTTCTCCTGATGCGGAACATATTCCTGATACCATGAAGGGATTGACGCGCGTCAGAAAAGAAGAAGGAGCATCAAACGTATTATTTGCCCTGAAGGAAGGGAAAACCGCACGGGAAATTGGGGAGCTTGCTCTTGACATGATCAAGAAGCGGAATGACATTGAGACGGAAACGGAATATTTATTCTATTACAACCATTTATGGGTAAACATGCTTCGGAATTTTTTCGTTTTCGCTGGTGAAGAAAGCGCAACACGGGAAAACATGTCCTATTTAGCGCAATTTTTACCAGACGAAAAATTTGCATGGTACCCTTTCAACGCAATGCGGCGCATGTTCACCGCGTATTTTGAGAATGAAGGGAACCGTTTGCGGCTTCTGCTTTTTCTTAGATCCCTGTGCCGTGGGAGTGTGCTCGCGCTTTCTTCTTACCATGTGGAAAAACAGCTTCAGGGAAATTATGAAGAAGAAAATTTCCCGGCCTTCAGGCGTACATGGTGCCAATTTACGGGCAAGTCATCAACAGGGCCGCGAAAGAACCTTGAAAAGATTGTGGAGATGTTGGGCGGCGGGGTTGTCGGGAAAGGTGCCCGTCCTGATTTGCTGATCTGGTGTGAAGAAGGGTCTCCTTCTTACAAATATGATAAGATAGGCGGGAAACTTGCTCATGCCTTTGAACCCGATTCAGGCACGCTTGTCATTCCAGAAGAAGTTTTCTGGAAGGAAGCAGAAAAGGAAACAGGAAAGACTAAGGAACAGATTCTGGAAGAGGTTAAGGGATAACTAAAAATTTGAAAAGGCCGGCTTCTTTCCCTGATGCCGGCCTTTTTTATGCCCAGATTCAAAAGCGGTCATGCGTTGTCGTCTGGCTCTTGGGGGCGCGGCATGGGTGGGGTAGAATCCACGATGGATTGAAGAAGGTTGCGGATATGCCTTTCCGCAGCGGCATAGTCTGACGGATCAATATCCGGGGGAAGAAGGGCTTTCCATTCCTCCGGCGTTAGACGTACGGGAAAAGTGAGAACATCATCATAATTAACCTTTTTATTTTCAATAGTTTTTGATTGTTCCATGAGCTGTTGAATGAAAGCAAGCTTCGCTTTGGGTATCGGCGTAGGAGTAGAAGGAGCTAACCAATTATCAACAGTAGATTTACTAACATAAAGCTTCTTTGCCAACCAGTTACGATCTTTTCCGGCACCCTTTAACCATTTTTTTATGCTTTCAACAGAATAATCCATGCGTGACGGTTTACTAAAATCTTGAATAATTAGCAAGGGTGAAAACTGCAATTTCCGAAAAATACGAAATATGGACTTGACGTTTTTTACGATTTTTCATAGTTGTTAGTCCAGCTATGAGAAACAAAATTACGGATAATAGTAATATCACCCTGCAAATTCCGGCACTAACGTTTGGAACTCTCGCCATTCAGGCCGCGCAGGCGGGCATAGATATTTCCACGTTGCTAACTAGGGAAGCATTAGCCCGGCAAGGGCGGAATAATGTCCCGGCGTCAGCATTGCCCCCTGTTCCGGCCCCTGTGCCCGTAACATGTCCGGCGCCGGCAATGTTCCCTACTCCTTCCCCCGTAGTGGTCAACGGCGCGGATCCTGACCTGAATTTGAGATAAACAACCGATTGCAAACCATGAAAACAAATACAGCATTCAATCCGGACACCCCTGGAGGTGGACGGAACATCAAGATCGCGGACGACATCATCAAAAACGTTATCAACACGGCGCGGGAACTGGTGGAAGGTCTGCCACGTGTGCAGCTGGAAGCGTTGGCCGGGTCGCTGGTTACGGAAATTCTTCTGGCCCAGGGCCTGGGATGCTCTGAAATCCCCCTGAAGAATCTGGAACAAATGATGGGGATGGCCGGAGTTTGTACGAAATGTGAAATGCACTAAAAAGCCATGGAAAAAGAAAAACTTGAAAGCGTGGTGGCCGTGGGGAACGTGCAAACAGCAGGGGATCAGATCAAATATCTGCCCCGTTTCTGCCGCCTGTATGATTTGCCCAAAACGCCGGGCCTGTTCCTGCCGGACAGCGCCCCCAGCAAAGAAACGCTGCGGACCTGGCGCAACAACGGAACGCTGGTCATGGTGAAAATAGGATCGTCCCTGTTTGTGGATCTCCACATGACCTTGAAAAAGAATAAAATAAAACTCGGAGTGCTTAACAGTTAGCATTTTTTTATGAGCAACAAATATGCCGCATGGTATTTGCGCGTGCAGGTGAAGGATCTGGAACAGCTTCCCTTTCATCCGCCGGCGGAAAATGAGGCGGGGGAAGGCTTGCCCGCTGATTTTCCGCGTGAGGAATTCACGGAGGATCAGCTTGTGCTGCTGGATGAATACTACCACGCCAAGCGGGAAGACGTGGTAAAACAGTTTTTCCGGCTGCTGCGCGTCCATCCCGGCAGCATGGATTTGACCCTGTGGCATCTGGCGCTTAATGCCGGCATCCTGGTCAAGCTGCTTGGGATAGGGGATCCCCGCTCGTTTACCTGGCGGGAACTATGTGACCGTTTGGGCGTGGGGGAAGATGTGCTTTACAGGCACAAAAAAGAAATCCTGCGTCTTATTGATGGAATAAAGAAATAACCGTTAATTTTTTATGAAAACATATATCAAAGAACGCCCCATTCCCTTTTCTGCGGATATGGTGCGGGCGCTGCTGCAAGGCTGGAAAACACAGACCAGCCGCACGCGGGGCTTAGAACGCTTCAATGGGTGGCCGGACTGGAAAATCCCCCTGGGGGAAGATGCCTGGGAACTATGTCATTTCACGGAAGAAGAGCCGGGAATCTGGCGCGCCGTTTTCCAGGATCCGCGCGGGGAATGCCCGCCTGGGCTGGATCCTATAGTGAAGTGCCCTTATGGGAAGCCGGGGGAACGGCTCTGGGTTCGGGAACCCTGGAAAGTAGGGCTGTTCCTGCCATGGGGCGGCTTTGAAGTGGAATATCTGTCTGACGGGGCGAGGAAGGTATGCCGCCCGGACGAAGCTGCGGAAGCCTGGCTGGAACGCCTGAAAGAACAAAGCCTGGGAGACTGCCGGAAAGCGGGGGTAAAGCCCTGGCTGGACAGATCTGTCTTGCGGCGGCGTCAGGCCATGTTCCTTCCCCGTTGCGCCTCCCGGATTCTGCTGGAAATAACTGATATTGAGGTCAGGAAACTAAAATCCATCACCGCCGAAGAAGCCCGTGCGGAAGGAATTGAAGCCATTTTTTACGATGAAGAAACGTCCGCTACCGGCTGGAAAAACTATCTGGAACCGGAAAGCATGTGCATCCGCGCCAGAGATTCTTTTTTCACGCTGTGGGATCGTCTGCACGGCGCCGGGGAAGCGGAAAAGGATCCCTGGGTGTGGATGATCAAATTTAAGGTATTGGAAGTTAAAACTAAATGATTAAGTGAATGAGCTACATCTTTTCGCGGGCGCTGGTGGAGGAATTCTTGGAAGCGAACTATTCGGAATCCGAACCATCTGCGCCGTTGAACTCGAACCCTACCCCGCAAGCGTACTGCTCGCCCGCCAGAATGACGGCCTACTCCCGCCTTTCCCGATATGGGATGACGTATGCACCTTTGACGGACGACCGTGGCGCGGCCTTGTTGACGTGGTATCGGGAGGCTTTCCGTGCCAGGACATTTCAGCCGCAGGAAAAGGCGCCGGCATTGACGGCGCCCGCTCCGGGCTCTGGCGGGAAATGCACCGAATTATCAATGAGGTACGACCGAAATTCGCATTCCTGGAAAACTCACCTTTGCTTGTGGGAAGAGGACTTGCCAGAGTCCTCGGTGATCTTGCCGAAATCGGGTACGATGCGGAATGGCTTGTGCTGGGAGCGGACGACGTGGGAGCCCCACACATCCGGAAACGCATCTGGATACTTGCACATGATCCCCACGCCAACGGCTTGCAACGCCCCAAACAAGGGGAGCCATTCACGGGGCCCCAAGTCATTGCTGGATGTAGCCTCCACAGGCTGGATGCCGGGGATGATGTGGCCGACCGCAACAACGCGAGGTCTCGACGGGGGGACGAGTTCCCGGAAAGCCTTGCTGAAAAAAGGCGTATGGATTGGAACTCCAACCGCTTCCGGGAAGAAGCGGAGCGAGAAGTTTCGGGAGGGGGACAAGCTGCCCAATCCACAAGAGTTTGTAGAGATGTTTCCAAGCCCCCTTGCCTCGGATCACAAGAGACGTGGTCCGAACAGCAGGCAACAGGGATTGTCAGAATTTGTCCGGATGTTTCCTACTCCCCCAGCCAGGGATTGGAAAGACAGCGGCTTCAGCCAAGGCAATCGAAAATCCCCGAACCTGGGAACGATCGCCTCCATGTACCCTACCCCGCGGACAAAAGGCATGTGCGGGGGGGACGGGGAGTTTCCGGAAAATGAAAGACTTGGAAGCCAAGGGGATTATCACGCCGGACGAGCGGAGACAAATGACTGCGGGGAATGGTGGTCAGCTGAACCCGACGTGGGTCGAGTGGCTCATGGGGTGGCCGCTAGAGTGGACCGCATTAAAGCCATTGGCAACGGACAAGTTCCGGCTGTGGCGGCAACTGCATTCCTGATTCTATTCAGCAGATTTCAAGATGGAAAAGAATTTACCCTGTAAAAAAAATGAATCCTGAAAATGAATTTGAAATACGCATCTATGGTTCTGTTTTCAAAAACGACCCTTATGTGACAATGCTTGTTTCCTATGAGGTTGCAAAAGACCTGATTGAAAAAGTGGATATAAACGCCGGGAAAAATGAAATTCTTTATTTCAGAAAAAATGAAAACCAAGCGTGGGTTGCTCTAAATATGAAATATTTTCAAAGTTATATATGCGACGGGAAAACAATTAACTTATTTTTTTCATAAGTCATTGAATAAAAAAATGAAAGCCGTAATGCGATATTTAGGAGGAAAAAACCGATACGCGCGGGAAATCATTGAACACTTCCCGCCGCATTGCTGTTATCTTGAACCGTGCGGCGGATCCGCCGGCGTCCTGCTGAATAAGCCTCTTTCCGCGGTGGAAATTTATAATGACCTGGACGGAGAAGTGGTAAATTTTTTCCGAGTGTTGAGGCACGGGAAGGCCGGGAAACTTATTGACGCTATCCGCCTGACGCCTTACAGCCGGGAAGAACTGAACCATGCCCGTCCAGTCAAGGATCCCGTGGAGCGTGCCCGCCGTTTTTTGGTGCGCTCCTGGTTCGGCATTGCCAATGACGCATTCCGGGACGCTTCATCCGGCTTCCGGGTGAGCCGGAACCGTCAACCCACGGTGGCCGCTGACTGGAAAAACCTTCCGGAAACGCTGGAAAAGGCCGTTGAACGGCTCCGGAACGTGTACATTGAACAACGGGACGCCCTGGAACTGATCAAACTGCATGACGGCCCGGAAACCCTGCATTTCATAGATCCGCCCTACCTGAAAAGCACGCGCACCCGTGAAGGAGCCTACACTCACGAATTCACCGATACACAACACCAAGACCTGTTGCGGCTGGTGCAGGATTGCCGGGGGAAAGTGGTGTTGTGCGGGTACGACAACGCACTTTATAACAGCGCCCTTTCCGGCTGGTGCAAGGTCAGCTACGGAGCCCGCGCCGGCATGGGAAAAAAACGGGTGGAATGCATGTGGATGAACTATCCTGACCAACTTTCACTTTTTAATTTTCACGCATGAAATCACACAAAGAACTTGCCGAAGAAATTTTAGGCTATCCAATCGGGGAAGACGGGTGCGCCCCCTGCCCCGGCGCCGCGCTGCATACAACGCAAAGCGGGCCGAGGGATTGGCGGATCTGGTTTGACGGCGAAGGAAAGCCGCATGAATATTGCTTCCATCAATCCTGCCAGAGCGCCCGCGACGACTTCATGAGAGTGCTTTACCGGGCTATCAGCGCAGAAGAACGAGGGGCCCGCAGCACCCGCAAAGCAACCCCCAAATACCAGCGGCCCCTGCCCCCGGTGCCCAAGGCGCGAAAGGTAAAAGCGGAAGAATTGAATGAAGATCTGGCCCTTGCGCTGGCGGGCCGGGTGGAGGAAGAAATCACCTTTGACTGGCTGAGGGATCATAGCCCGGTGGAAATCCCCGGCAATCCCCGCGCCTGGGGGGAACTGCTGCTGAATGAACTTTATCCCGCCGGTGCGCGGATCCTGGTATTCACGGCCTTTGCCTCCCAGGGGCAATATATGTATATCGTGAAGGATGGCGTTTACAAGCTGGGGCGGAAACCCGGCGTGGAGCCCGTGAAAGCCCCGCGCCTGCCTGCCGGCGGGGATGCCGGCGTCTGGTACTTAACGGCGCCCGTGACGGGCAAATGGGAGCCCAACCCCGGCAAGCGGGATGCCATGGGAAATTTGATGCCGGGGCGGCGGCATGCGGCCTGCTGCACGTCCTTTCCCTTCCTGGTCCTGGAAAGCGACGTTCTGACCGCGGACGTATGGCTGAAAATTCTGGTGCAGCTTGCGGATCCGATTGTGGCCGTTTACACCAGCGGCGGGAAATCCGTCCATGCCCTGGTGAAAATTTCCGCCGCCACTCCGGAAGAATTCAACGCCATCAAGTCCGAATACGTCTGGCGGCTGTCCGCCGTGGGAGCGGACGCCGCGGCCATGACGCCTGTGCGGCTGTCCCGCCTGCCCGGCTGCATGAGGCACGGAGCCACCGGGGAAAACGGAACCTATTTCAAGTATGACCAACCGCGCCTGCAGGAATTGCTTTATCTGAACCCCGGCGCGGTCCACGGCGTTCCCATCCTGACCATGCCCGCGCGGCAACCGAGAAAGGCAGCAAAATCATGAGTGATTTGACCACCGCGCAAATATTAGGTACGGCCCCCGTAATGGTGGACGGACGCCCCAATATCCGCACCAACCAGCAAGTGAGCCTGATCGCCCAGGCGGTAGCGGACAACCTGCCAAGCGGCGCCCTGTACCGGTATCATGACGAGTATGTGACCATCAGCACCATTAAAAGCACCAACCAGGACGGGGAGACAACAACAGAATTGGAAAAAAGGCCCATGGATCCCCGGCGTTTTACAACGTGGATTGAACAATACATGACTTTTTCCGCCGGCCCGGAAGATCCGGTGGAAAGCATGGGGAAAAATATGGCGGAATTGATTCTGGCGAGTGATTATCTACGGGCAGCCGTGCCGGAAATTGCGGAAATCATGCCCGTGCGCCTGCCCGCCTGGGGCGTGGGGCCCAAGGGGGAACGCTTCCTGCGGATCCTGCCCGCCGGCTATGATCCGGCCACGCGCATTTACAGCGCGGAAACCGTGGCATGGGACGCCAACAAGGTTTGGCCGGTGGCCGCAGTTCTCCGGGCGATGAATAAGGCACTGGAATCCTTCCCATGGGCGGAAAAAGCCGCCGGGCCTATCACGCATATCCGTTCCGCGTCCTGCTTCATGGCGTATATGCTGGGGCAGTTCTGCCGCCACCTGATCGGGCGACAACCCATGATCTTGATCATAGGCAACCAGCCGGGGACGGGTAAAACGCTGCTTGCCAAATTTGCGCTGGGGCCCATTTATGGAGTGCCGAACGCCACGCCTTTTCCCAAGGATGACGCCGCCCTGCAAAAGCTGTTGTTTACCAAGCTTATTTCCGGGGCGCCGTATGTCCTCATTGATGACCTGATCAATTTAAGTAGCACGACCCTGAACCAGTATGCCACCAGCGAGGCGATTTCTGATCGCGTCCTGGGAGGCAATAAGGAGTTTTGCGGGGTCAACCGCATGCAGATTGTCAGCACGGGGAACAATTTGACGGTAACGCCGGATATTGAGCGCCGCAGCTTGATTATTGACCTGTTTGACGTGTGCAAGTCCGTTGAAAAAAACATTGCCAATCCATTAACGGAAAAAGTATTCAGCCGCCCGCAATGGCGCCGGGAAATGCTTATGGCCTTGTGGTCCCTGGTCTGGCATTGGAATGAACAGGGCTGTCCGTCCGTGTGTTCCGCGTCCGCCATGCCGTCCTTTGAAGGATTTTCGGAAGTAGTGGGTTCCATTGTCATGACGGCGGGCTTTATCTCCCCCTTTACCAAACGCCCGGCCACCACGGACGGCGGGGACGTGCGAGGGAATGCCCTGGAACGGTTGCTGGTAGCCCTTGCGGACAAGATACAGCCGGCAACGCCGGAAGCGCCCCATACGCAGCTGACGCACCTGTACACGGTGGAGGATGTCATGGGCGTGGCCGGCGCGCTGGGGCTGGTGGACATTATTTGCAGCGGCAAAAACCAGAACCAGAGCATGGGGCATCAACTGCGGAAGCTCAAGGGGCGGCAATTTGTAGATAGTTCCGGACGCGTCTTTACCTTTGGCCGGCGGGAAGACGCCGTGTCTTCACAATATAATGTAGTCATTCTTTCCGAACCGCGCATGTAAGCCGGCTTATTCAAGGGAGATCCCCCTTCCGGGATCTCCCTTTTTTTGTCCCGTCAAGCCGTGTGGCCGGCTGTTTCGCCGCCGGTGGCCAGATATTCCGGCGTCAGGGACCAGTAACGCGCGGCGGATTCTTTGGTCAGCCCGCGCATATTAAGGTAGCGTGTTTTCAATAAGTCGGTTCCGACATGGCCCATATCATGGCTTAACTGGTTCAGGTCATGCCCGGCTTTCATGGAGTAGGAGGCGAAAGAATGCCGCAGGCAATCATGCGGCCAGGGATTTTCCGGAGAATAGCCGGCGCGGGTGCGGAGGGCAAACAGGCGCGTTTTCAGATCCCGCGGATTGATGACGGGATCATCCGGACCCGCGTTGTGTGGCCGGCACGCCAGGATCCACGCCTTCAGCACGGGCTGAATGGTCACATGGCGGGCGCCGCCGGTCTTGGAATGTTTGGCCCGGACGGAAACAACGCCATCCTCCAGGGATATATCCGCCCATGTCAGCCGGGTAAGTTCCCAGGGACGGATGCCGGCAAACGCCCCCAGGGCGACATACAAGCGTAAATCCGTAGTGTCCTGGGCCGCCACGCGGCGCCGATAAACCGGCTCCGTCCTGTCTATCTCCTGGGGCGGGGAGCATGCCCGGAACAAGGCGGTCAGCTGGTCAGGCGTCAACGCTATTATTTCCGCTTCCTGGACGGGCAACTTGTCTATGGGATCCACGGGATTTTTAATGATCCAGCCCCGCTTGATGGCAAAGTTAAACAGGGTGGCAAGCTCGCGTTTCAGGTTGTTCCAGCTTGTGGGGTGGCCGGCGTGGCATGTGTCCAGGGCATCCCGGATCATGGCCGGCGTAATGGCCGCGCATGGTCTGGCCACCAGATCCGGGCAAAGACGTTCCAGGCGCCCCAGGCGCGTTTTCCGGGACAACACCGTCACGCGGCTGTTGTGCGCTTTCGCCGTGCTGGCCGTGCTGGCAAGTTCCCGGAGGGAGGGGGACATATCCGCATCCGGCGGCGCCACCCCGCGCCCCAGTTCCAGTAATGTTCCCAGCTTTGCCACCGAGCCGGCGCGCTTCACAAGAGCCACGTAATGAGTGGCGGCCTCTAAAGGCGTTACCCCGATTTCTGACAGTATTTCATCAACCGTGTTCCACTTATAAGCATCAAGATCAATCGTTTTTCCGTTTACCGTTCCAAAACGTTTCAAATTGCGTATCTGTTCCGCAATATACCCTTCCGCTTCCCCCTTTGTGGCGAAATATTTCGAGGTCTGTTTCCCCGTGTGGGATATACGCTCCGGGATGACAACCCGCCACGGTTTTCCAGGGCGGGAAGTGCTGGGGCGAGGCTTCCAGTCGTCAATCAAGCTGTGCATAATTGTGCATGCTTTTTTGACTACATTATACCCTTTTTCACTGTTTTCTAGCAT